TTATGCCCGAACACAAAATTTCTGACACCCCCGGATTTGATCTACCTTCGTCCAGATGCGCTGCAGTTCGGTCTCGCCAGCAATGTGCATGTTCAGTCCATGCGCTAGGCACAGAGCCGCCAGGGTCACCATTACCCCACCGATTTCCTGAATCTTGTCACCCACCGGGCGGCCGTACACGTAATCGACCAGTTGGTGCGCCTCGCTAGCCGTGGCTCCGCACGCTTGGATAAGCTCAAGCGCTTCCTCGATGAATCGATGATTCCGCTCCTGCTCGTCACCTAAGACTTCTGGACCGAAGCATTCCGCCATCCACGGCCTTACGCGCTGCTGAAACGAGTTCAATGTCAGCTCATCAACCCGCTGATCCGCGACGCTCAAGCGCTGCTGGAGTGCGGCGTTCTCGGCCTGAAGGCGGGCGATGTGGGCGCGGTCTACCAGCGGGAAGGCTTCAGGCACATGCTTGGCCACATCCCCGCGCACGGTCGCGTCGGGCTTGCCGTCTTCGTCCGGCAGGTACCAGGCCAAGACTTCCACCTCCATGCCAAGCGGTGCTGGGGCGGCGGCGAGCATTGCGTTATACCGTGCGGTCGCTCCGTACACTTTCATTCCTGCTGCGATCATGTCGGCCGTAGCGTCGACCGGTACCAATTTGTATTCCTGTCTCATATTTCCTCCTGCGGCGAAACGATGCCGCTCGCTTGAATGACAGCCATGCCCAGGTGGGTGGCCAGTTCGATCTCTACGTTGGCGCCGCGGGACTGACGCCAGTCGGGCAGGAACGCCACGGTATCGCAGGTGAGCATCTGGCGGATGGCGTCACGCATGCACATGTGCCACGGCGCGTCGGCGGCTAGCGGGTTCTCGGCGGGATTCTCGACGGTGTAGCCGAGTGCGCGGAGGCGCGCGGCCTCGGCATTGAATGCCGGGTAGTTGTAATCGGGCAGGCCCGTCATGGGCCCGCTGAGGTATATGCGTTTCATGCGGCCACCTGGTGCTGAACATTGGTACGCCATGGATCGTTGGCGCGGGCGAGGGCGGCCATCGGCGGAGGGCTGACGCTGTTGCCGCACATATGGACCTGCTCGGTCTTCGTGAACGGCTTGCCGTCGGCGCCGTGCGTGATGATGTAGTCCGTCGGGAAGCCCTGCGCCCGGTACAGCTCAGCCGGTTGCAGCATTCGCAGCCGGATGTCGACGATCACATACGGCGTGCCCTTGACCATCACGGTGACCAGTCCGAGCCGATCCTTCGTGGTGATTGTCGGGGCGGGCTGGTCGCAGCGGCTCATGTTCTCGGTGCCGTAGTAGCTGATCAGGAAAGCAGCAACGCGCAGCGCGCCTTCTTCATGCTCGGGAGACAGTTCGAAGCTGACCAACGAGCTCTTGCCTCCGCCGCCCGCCGTGATGGTCGGCGCTGGCTCATCCAGGTGCTGGCCGACGCTGGCGCCGAACTGCCGCTCCATGAATGCCGTCATCAAACCGTGATGCGTGCCACCAGCGCTGACGGTGTGCAGCGGGTCATCCACCGCCCGGGCGTCACAGTTGCCACGCAAATGAAGCAGGCTTGCGCTCACCAGCTGCTGCTGACTGCCGGTATTCGTGACAGTCGTCATTGGATCGTTGAGGCTCTTTGCGTCCGTGGTATTGAATCCGCCATTCATCTGCGCCATGAACGCTGTGGCAATGCCCATGGCGTGCGCGGCGCCTGCAGGACGCTGATAGTTGCCGCCGCTAGTGATGGTCGGCAACGGCTCGTCGAGGGCCTTGCCTTCATCGTCGAAACGAAACTTGACCAGGTGCGCGGCGGCGAGTGCGTGCTTAACGCCACCCGCAACTACTGTGCCGAGTGGCTGATCGAGACCGGGCACGCGCGGTTCTTGCCCTGGCCTTTCTCCGTATCCGCTTTGGATGAGGGTGGCTATGGCCACCGAATGCCCGCCGCTTGCGGTAACTGTTCCAAGAGGTTCGCCGGCGGGCTTTGATCCATCGCCCCAGCGCTGCACGCCGCCGGGCTTACCTTCGCCATGCGCTGCCGTCACCATCACCGGGCTGACCACCGAAAACGCGCCGCCTTTCGGATACGAGGTGACAGTCCGCAGTGGTTGATTGGCCGACTGCACCGTTTCGCCGGACCAGTTGGCAATGGGCACGATGAAGGGTGTCGCGTTGTCGATGACAAATTTCTTCATGCCTTTGGCTACGCGCCGAAGCGTGGCAGGGGCGAGGTCCTTCTTCCGGCCAAAAATGCTTTTCCCCAAATCCGAGAAATCGATGCATTCCGCCGCGGTGCGCCAGGGCTTTTGGCCCTTTACTGGCTTCTTGGAGTGGGTCGGTTCCGGCCAGACGATCGGCTGGCCATCACAACGTGCGAGCATGAACAACCGTTCGCGGCTGGTGGGTGCGCCGAAGTCACAGGCCCTGATCACCTTCCATTCAACGGCGTAGCCCATGCCTTCAAGAAGAGCGACGAACCGGCGCCACGTGCGCCCGCGCTGCTTCGGATCTGGAATCAGGAACTGTTGGTCTACCGGCACGACCTCACCACGTGCGGCGATCGCGCCGTCCAGCTTGATGACGCGTCCGGTCGCCTTGTCGCGCTTCGCAATAAGCCGGCCCCATTGCAGGATCTGCTTCACGTTTTCCAGGCTGATGACTCGAGGCTTCTTCTTGCCGGCCCACTTCAGCCCGATCCATGACAGGTTACGGATCTCGCGCTTGCGCGGCTGTCCGCCAGCGGCCTGGCTGTGGTGGGTGCAGTCCGGCGACATATGGAACCAGCCCACCGCCTTGCCGCCACACTCGGTATCCGGATCACCGTCGAACACGTCAGTGGTGAAGTGCCTAGCACCAGGGTGATTAACGCTGTGCATGCTGATGGCCTTGGCGCTGTGGTTCTTCGCCACGCTGACCTTGCGACCGAGGCCCATTTCCAGGCCGGTACCGGCGCCGCCCCCACCGCAGAAGAAGTCCACGACGATTTCATCGTCTTGCGGATCGAAGCCAAGGCCGTATTGGGTTTTGAAATCAAATGGGTGTTTCTTATGGTTCGCGGACATAGAGTATCCTCTCCGGCATAAGTTGGTTTGATAGGAGGTCGATGATGATAAAAAACAGATTGACATGGCTAATTGGCTTAATGCTTTTCGCAGCCGGTATGATTTGGTCGCAATCTTTCCCAAAAGATTTTTTTAGAGTTCAAAGTATCCATGATCTGTTCGAGATATTTAGCTCTGCAGCCACAGTAATTGCCGTATTAATTGCGTGGGCGACAATGAGCTCATGGCGCAAGCAAGCGCAGGCTGAATATGATCATGCGTTGGCTAGGGACCTCGTCGTGTTACTCCGCAAATACAACGACGAGTTAGTAAAGACATGGCATTACGCAGGTTCTGCGATCACCCATATAGAAAATAGCTCGTGGATCGGTGATGGCGGTTCAGATAGTTTGTTTGTCACTGTATACCAAGCGAGAATCAAAGAGATAGAAGCTGTCAGGGCTGCTCTATCTCCTCTCGAGCTTGAGATATGCGAGGTATGGAGCGAGTCTCTTAAAATACATTTTCTGGAGCTTACTAGCTTGGATGAGTTGCTATGCAGTATTATTAATACATATATTAGGCTGATGGTCAGAGGAACTTTCGATGAAAGGTCGGAATTTGAGTCTACCAACGCTTTAAATAGCTGGGAGGCTATTAACTCGTTAGGGCTGGACACTGCTGTCGCGGCGCAGCAAAAGATCGCGAAAGCTATAGATAAGTTAAAGTCGCCCGCAAAGCGCAGATTAATTGGGTATGGATCAGTCTGATTCAAACCTCAGGCTTCGTGCATTGCGTCGCGAAAAACGTCCATCTGCGCCGCACCATCCCGCCAGGCAGCATTGATACGAGCTCTTGCCATCGCTGCGTAATCAGGGTTCAACTCACATAGGATTGAGCGGCGGCCTTCCTGCATCGATACCAGCGACGTGGTACCGGCCCCGCCAAATGGGTCCAGCACCACGCCACCGCGCGGCGCACCGGCCAGAATGCAAGGCCGGATCAAGTCGGGCGGAAAAGTGGCGAAGTGGGCGCCTTTGAAACTGTGGGTGGCCACCGTCCATACGGAGCGCTTGTTCCGCTCTGTGGGCATGATCGCGAGAGCCGAATTCATCGACTCGTTATCCTTGATCCTACCGCGCTGGCGCTCATTGGCATCCGTGCCATGGCCCCAACCCACGCCATTGGTCTTTCGCGCCGTAGCCTTCATGTTGCCGTTGCTCTTCGTGCCGCCGTTGGCCCGCTCGCTGCCAGTCTGCGCCTGGACGTCCTGAGACAGCCGAGCATGGGTGTTCGGGGAGCAGGGCTCAAGGATGGCTGCCTGGTGGAAGTAGTACTTCTTCGATTTGCTCAGCAGGAAGATGTATTCGTGCGACTTGGTGCACCGGTCGCGCACGCTTTCTGGCATTGGGTTTGGCTTGTTCCAGATGATGTCCTGCCGCAGATACCAGCCGTCGTCCTGCAGGGCGAACGCGAGGCGCCAGGGCATGCCCATCAGGTCCTTGGACTTCATTCCCATCTCACGCCCGCGAACGCCGGTGCCAGACTGAAAGCGGGGGTGCTCGTTGATCTGGCGTGCCGAAGTTACGCTGCGCCCGGACATCTGGCCATCGCCTTGAGGCCTGCCTTGGGCGCCCCAACTACCGGCGTAGCTGTCACCCATATTCACCCAGGCCGTTCCGTCGTCGCGGAGTACTCGACGGACTTCGCGGAACACGTCGACCAGACGCGCGATGAACTCGGCGGGCGTTTCTTCCAGCCCGATCTGGCCCTCAACGCCGTAGTCGCGCAATCCGAAGTAGGGCGGGCTGGTAACGCAGGTGTGAACTGACTTGTCCGGCAGCGTCCGCATCATCTCGATGCAGTCGCCGACCAGGATCTGGTGTTGCTGGCTCATGGTTCGATTCCATGCGATTGAGAGGGCAGCGGATGTGCTGGTGGTGGAGTGATCAGGCTGCGGCTGATTCGGTTTCCGCTGCGGCCCAGGCTGGCAAAATGGCCTTCAGCTCTTCGCCCCTCATAGGCATCAGCACTCCGACGAAGCGGTCGATCAGGTCGTGACTGTTGAACCGCACAACCACAGAGCCTTTGTCTTCACCTGTTTCGAGGTGCATCCCGCCGCCCCCGAAATGCTTCTGACCAGAGAGCATCACGCCAATCTTATTGAAGACTTCCAGGTATTCACCGTTCAGGCACGGATACGATCCTTCAAATTGCTGGCGCTGCTTTGGTACAACGCGCCGCCAGTCGGGAAAAAGACCGTCCACCAGTTCCGTTTTCTCGGTGAGGTGAGAAAACTGGCCGAACAGTTCTGGCTCTTCAGTGGTGTCTGGACAACTGGTGACCAGCGAGAATTTTTCGGAAATCCAAAGCGCAGCTGGTGGCTCGCCGTCCGGCCCTTTCCGTGACGTGCACGCAGACAGCATCCGCTTCGAGACTGTGCCGATCAGCACAGACTTGTGGTCTGGATGAATCCAGCCCTCAGGGTCGTGGATCCCGCCCATAAAGTGCCCGTTGGTGGCGATGATCAGTACGCCACCGGAAGCATGAGGTTCTATGTGGACGGCATTAAGGTAGTAGCGAACATCACCCTTGGCGGCGCAATGGTGGATGGCGGCGAAGTACTTCGGGTTGACGCGGGCGAGGTATTTCATGGGTTTCTCCATTGCATGCGCCGTCCTCCGGTACGGGACGGTGGCGAATAGGTTGGTTGTGGGCTATACGTGGTGACCGGCATGGGGTCGGCTAAGGGAGGGCAAAGTGCTGCATTCCAGCTTTCAAGACCGCTATAAAGACGTTTCCTACAAAATCACTTTCTATAACCACCAGGGTGGCTGGACGACGGAACTGCATATCGAGGGGCTGCCTCGCATTAGAGATAGCGATCATTTCTGGACAAGCAAAGAGGACGCGCACGAAGCCGCTAGGAAGGTTGCCGAGGATATGATTGACGGCTAAATGTGCTGAGCCCGGAGAGCTTTGGCCTGACGCCATCGTGCTTTGTTACGTATGCATGGCAATTGTGGCTGGATGTTATGTAGACATAACTGGTCGAATGCTTCGCGCGATTCCGTCAGTCTTAGTTACGGCACCTTTCTTGATCAGTAGAGCGATGCGATCGCCTATCGCATTCACGTTTACCTGCTGAGCCTTGGCTATTTCTGCAACGGTCGGCGAGTAGCCGTGCTGGGCGATATACCCGGCGATGAATGCCAATGTCTCTGCCTGCACAGGGGTGAGTTCATTCTTCGTCTGCATCGGTGTCCACCTGGGCCATGCCGGCCGCTTTCAACTGGCGCGCTAGGCTTGGGCTAACTACAAAATCTGACGCGCTAGGTTTGCGTAACCGCCGCGCCTGCTCTTCGCGAGGTGCTGCAAGAAATGACAGCGCCAGATCCTGCCACAGCTCCTGGATCTGCTTGTAGCCGTGATCCTTCATCGCAAGCGTCATGCCCGACCGAGTGCCCACTGGAACATCGACCTCCAGAGTTTCGATCCCGAGCTTTTCCTTCTCCTCTTTCTGGCGCCGACGGTAGTCCGCCGAGTGCTTGGCTGCTGCTGTCTTTTCCATCTGGTGGATCTCCGATCTGGTGCGCTGGCATGCGTAGCCAGGTCTGCAGCCGGCGCTGGTTGGCGCACTTGAAGATGCGCCGCATCATTTGGCCGCGGTGAAGGTGATGCCATGCTCTCGGGCGGTGAGTGCGACGGTGCGGGTATCGATGGCGATCTTCATCCCGATCTGGCGGGCGTTCAGGCCGGCCTCTGCCAGTGCCCGAATCCGCGGCGCACGTTTGGCGCGCTTGGCCTTGAGCGTTTCCAGATGATTCGTTGTGCCCAGCAGCGGCGCGTTGGCGCTGACGCCTTGCTCGATGTGCTGGACCCTGTGGCCGGTGGCGAGGGAGTGATCGGTCTGTGCGGCCAGCTGTGCGATCGCCTGCTTGTGCTGGTCTGGCACACTTCCCCCAATCATTGCAGCACCGTCTGCTTGAGCGAGAGCTTCTCACCGTCAGCACGCGCCTCGAGGACCTTCGCGAAGTTGACTGCCTCTTTACAGCTGAAGCGAAAGCCGCGCACCTTGCCGGTTGCGATCTCGACGACGTGGTAAGCGCTGGCGCTCTTGGCGACGACTTGATAGCGAATCTTCTGCGCTGGTGGCTCTTTACCGATCATGGCGTAGAAATCCGCAGTGGCTGAGTGAGTGCGAACGCGCATGGCGTTGAGCCCATCCAGGCGTTGCTGAAGTTGTGGGTGCATGTCCTTTCCTCGATGGTGGCGTGTACTCGTCAGCACTCTGACCGCCTGCTGTCTGCCGGTGGGCTCAGGGGAGAGTGCTGACGGGTAAACGCTGGATGAAAAAAAGCCCTGTCGACGCAGGGCTTATTCTGTATCGCTGGTTCACAACGCCTCCGTACGTGAACCCTGCTTGCCGGCGCCGCCTGATGCGGAAGGCCGGTAGTTATTTGTTATTTCATGGTGGTCATCCTCCGTCGCTCGCTCACTGGGCAGGCAGTGGCCACCTATGGGATGGGTTGATGCAGATGGTAGGTCTGGCGAACCCTAACTGCTTCCCGGCGTTATCACCTCGTCGCGCTTTCAGCTCTGTGGCCGCGATCAGGTATCTGGGGACGAATGGGCAATTCCCGCTATTGCGGTTCATCTGCAGATGCAGGGGGCCGCTTTCGCGGTGTGGACTCGTCCGCATCGGAGAGTGATCGAAACACCAGGGCGCAACCCCTGCTTGTTTCCCGCCGCGTTTTTGGTATTGGCCGTCTCGCTTGTACCGGCTCAGGACATTCACGGGGCTTTGCGATCCTAGCGCTGCAGCCCGCTTGGGCACGCTTCGCTCACTCTCCGATGCGGCCTGGTCAGCGTCGAAGCGTTCCAGGACATCGGGCCCGGGCTTGCACCGGACTTCCACGTCACCATTACTTTTATATGGGGTTCATACGTGTAGTTCGCCCATTTCCGTAGGCTTTCGCCATCCCGCTGCGCACTCTGCGAATGCGCAGGAGGTTGGTTCAATCATCGAAGCCGTAGGAAAAATCGCTCTCTTCGCAGTCGATCAGAAGAATGGCATTGCCGAAGTACAGAGACGCGAGCATTCGTTCCCACTTGCTGTGAACTCTCTTCTTCAGCGAGATTTTTTTCTCGTCGAGCTGGGCGCTGTACACCTGGCCGAACTCAACTTTTGGCCGCCAGCGATCCTCGGTGTCCCGCTCACCCTCGATCATCACGTGGAGGTTGTGTTTCAGCGAATAGTCGCCACGCCTTTCTTGGCTGAAGCTGTATCGACCGCTGCCTTCAGGTGCAGGATCGAAGTAGATATGGACGAATTTCCGGTGATGGGAGTCGTCTTCTGTGATCCGAATTTCTGGCGCGCCCCATTGCTCTTGGGCAGCTTCTTCCTTGTGAGCATCGATGAACTCTTCCAGCAGCGCCTTCAACTGCGAGCTGAGTCCGCGTGCGCTCGACAGATGGAACCCCTCCATCAAGGCGGCCGTGGAGTCAACCAACGACACCATCACCATTTACGGTGTGATCGGCCAGGACTGGTACGGAGAAGGCGTGACCGTCTCGCGCATCGACGCGGCGTTGCGGTCCATCGGCGACAAGCCAGTCGACGTCTATATCAATTCGCCGGGCGGCGACATGTTCGAAGGCCTGGCCATCTATAACCGGCTGCGCGAACACAGCCAGGCGGTGACCACAAAGGTGCTGGGTCTGGCAGCCTCCGCTGCCTCGGTCATCTATATGGCGGGCGAAAAGCGCGAGGTCGCGAGTAGCGGCTTTCTGATGATTCACAACTGCTGGACCGTTGCCGTCGGCAACCGCCACGACCTGCGCAACACCGCGGACACCATGGAAGAGTTCGACGCGGCAATGGCCGACCTGTACGCGGAAGGCAGCGGCCAGGCAGTCGTCGACATCACCGAGATGCTGGATGACGAGACCTTCATCCGCGGCAAACGAGCTATGGAGCTCGGTTTCGCAACCGGACTGCTGTCATCCGACGAGATCACCGAGCAGAAAGACGAGCAAACCCAGCAAAGCAACGCGCTCAAAGCCATGGATGTGGCTCTCGCAAAGGCGGGGATGGCCCGCAGCGAGCGCCGCGAGCTCTTCGCCAATTTCAAGTCCAGCACGCCGCGCGCTGCTGGCGGGGGTACGCAACACGCTACCTCGTCCGACAAGCCTCGCGCTGTCGAGCTCGACCTTGCACCCCTGTCAAAACTCTCTTTCTCAATTCCTGCGTGAGGCTTCACACCATGATGAAATTTCGTCTGTCCCCGGCATTCTTGATGGCGGTGCTGGCCATCGCTTCCATGATTCCGCTGACCTTCGGCGTCACACCCCAAGCCATTGCCGGCGGTGTTTTTCTGGTCGGTTTCGCGACCACGCTCGTTAAGCGCGGCACCTCCCGCTACACCGGCTGGAATGCCCAGATGGGCAAGATCGGTGAGGACGACATCGAAACCCAGTACAAGCAGACTCAGGCCAACCTCAAGGACATCGGCGATCAGCTCAAGGCGCATGCCGAGACGGCGCAGAAGCACGTCGACCGCCACGAGGGTCTGAGCAAGGAAACGTCTGCCAAAGTCGACGAGTTGCTGATGAAGCAGGGCGAGCTCCAGGCCCGTGTGCTCGAAGCCGAGCAAAAGCTGGTAAACGCCAACCGCGATATCCAGCGCCACGAAGCGCCAAAGTCCGCTGGCGAGCTGTTTTGCGCTAGCGAGCAAATGGAAGGCGTCAACTCCTCGTTCCGCGGCTCTCGTCGCGTGTCCGTGCCGCGGGCCGCAATTACCACCACCTCCGCCGGCGGCCTGGCCGCTACAGAGCGCCTTGATACTGTTGTCCTGCCTGGTATGCGCCGTGCCACCGTTCGTGATCTGGTCGCGCCTGGTGAGACCGAAGCGGGTTCTCTCGAATACGTTCGCGAAACGGGCTTCGTCAACAGCGCTGCCCCAGTTGCCGAGGGCGCTGCCAAGCCTTACTCGGAAATCACCACCACTCTGGTGACCGCAAACGTCCGCACCATTGCTCACCTGTTCAAGGCCTCGCGCCAGATTCTGGATGATGCCAAGGCGTTGCAAAGCTATATCGACGCCCGAGCTCGTTACGGTTTGCTGCTGGCCGAAGAGTCTCAGCTGCTTTACGGCAGCGGTGCTGGTGCAAACCTGCAGGGTCTGGTTACGGTCGCAAGCCAATATGCGTCCCCGGCGGGCTGGACGGTCATCGGCGAACAGCGCATCGATCGGCTTCGCCTGGCCTTGTTGCAGGCTGAGCTTTCCGAATTCCCATCGGACGGCATTGTGCTGAATCCGATCGACTGGGCTCTGATTGAGTTGATCAAGGATGGTCAAGGCCGCTACATCATCGGTCAGCCGCAGGAGGGAACCGCAGCGCGCCTGTGGAACCGTCCGGTGGTTGCTACTCAAGCCATGAAGCAGAACGACTTCCTTACTGGCGCATTCAAGCTGGGAGCCCAGATCTTTGATCGCATGGAGGTCGAGGTTCTGATTTCCACCGAGAACGACAAGGACTTTGAGAACAACATGGCCACTCTGCGCGCCGAAGAGCGACTGGCGTTCGCCATCTACCGAACCGAAGCCTTTGTTACCGGCAAGCTCGCTGCAGCTGCGGCCTAACTCCTGCAAGGGCCGGTGATCCCGGTCCATCGAGGTCATACATGTCAGAGCTACTGATTAAGCCGCTGCGGGCTTACGAGGATCGCGGCATCATTCGTGATGTTGAGAATGAGCCCTATGCAGCACCTATTTGGCTCGCAAAGGAGCTCGAGCAACTGAAGCTGTGCAAGATCGTTGGCGAAGCAGTCGACGGTAAACAGGGTAAGGACCCAAGTGATGCGACGCTGACTCTGAAGGTTCAGAAAAAAGGCCAGCGGTGGATTATCGTCGACGGTCAAGGCACTCAGGTCGGTGACTTCATCGGTAAGCAGGAAGAGGCCGAAAGCGAGTTGGCAAAGCTATTGGCATCCACCCGCACGGCGGAGCCAAGCGATTCAGACGATCCGCCTCAGGAGTAAGTGATGCCCGTTATCAGCTTAGAGGTGGCCATTGAGTACTTACGGGCTGAGGATGACGATCGAGATTCTATCCAAGGTTTGCTGGAGGCGGCCGAGGGGGTTGCCCGCAGGTTTATGGGACGCACAATTTACAGCACACAGGAGGCTTTGAACTCAGCCCGAGTGCTTGTTCCTGGCTTGAGGGCGCAAGCGCATGCCGCTCATGCGACGGCCGTCGGTTCGACCCCTCTGATCAATGATTTCGAAGGCCGGGACTTGGTTCTTTCTGATGCTCAATACGTGCTCAGGGAGGCGATGGCTTTGGCTGACGCCATGGTGCGCGGGGTGGTGCTGGATAAAACCATTGAGGCGGCCTGTCTGCTGATACTGGGCCACCTCTACACAAACCGTGAAGACGTCGTTGCTGGTTCGGGCACGGTCAGTGCGATGGAGTTGCCCATGGGCTCCAAGTACCTGCTGGCACCGTACCGCGTTCAGATGGGGGTCTGATGGCGATCAATGAGCCGGGCACCGGCGAACTAAATCGGCGCATTATGTTGCGGCGCCGCGGCGATTTGCCGGCGGCTGATGGCGGGCTTTCCTCTCTCTTCTCGGATGAAAGAAAGCGTTGGGCTCGCATTGAACCAGTCGGTACGGCGATTTACAGCGGCAGCGTTCAGGCCGACAACAAAATCACCCACCGCATTACGCTCCGATATCTAGGAGTCGTGCCCACTGATTTTGAGGTGTTGCACACGGATGTTGTCTATCGGGTGAAACGCGCTACTGACCTCAACGGGCGGCATCGCTTCACAGTGCTTGAAGTGGAAGAACTGGGCCAGCAACAGGTCGGGGGAGGGTTGTATGGCTAGACCCGCTGCCTACTTGCATTTCGGCGAATTCGACAGTTACGGCAAGCTCGATTTCGACAAGAAGGAAATCCGCAAGGCGATGCGCCGGGCGGGCGTGGTTGTGCGCGCAGAGGGGCGCAAGCTTGTCAGCAAGCGAACGGTCTCCGAAAAAGGTCAGTACCCTGGGATGCGTAAGGGTCGCCTCCGCCGGTCGCTAACCTACCGCGTCAGCCGATCAGGGTTTCTGGTCAAGATCGAGCCGCAAAAAACAGCAGATATGAAAGCGTTCTATCCGGCGTTCCTGTGGTACGGGGTACGTCGCGGGGCCAAACGCGGCAAGTCTCATCGCAAGCAGGAGGCCACCGGCGCCTGGCGCATTGCGCCTCGCGAGAACTACATGGTGGACGCCCTGAACAATCGTACTAACGAGGTTCGTTTGATCCTCAAGCGTGCATTCGCCGAAGCCCTGCGCTGAAATCGAGAGACACCCATGAAAATTACCCCTGTGGTGCTGCAGTTGCGGCAGCGCTGCCCTGTGTTCGGTGGAAGGGTGGCGGGCGGCATCGACTTCGACGCGGTGAAGGCCAGTCAGCAAGTTGACCGCCCTGGTGCCTTCGTCATCGCGACCGGTGACGACGCGACCGACAACGACCTGCAGAACGGCATCCGGCAAGACATCACAGACGCTTTTGATGTGGTCGTCATCCTGGATGCCAAGGATCAACGCGGGCAACTGGCGGTGGACGTGCTGCACGACATCCGCTCCGAGCTGTGGCGGGCTTTGGTGGGCTGGAAGCCTGGCGTCCAGTACGAGCCCATCACCTACGACGGTGGCGACTTGGTGCAGATCGACCGCGCGCTGGTGATCTACCGCTATTCGTTCGTTACCGCCTTCCAGTTGGGGCGCAACGCTGAAACAGATCCTGCCGAAACTTGGCATGAGCTTGAACTCGACGGTCTGCCCAAGCTGGAGGGCATGGACATCAATGTGGACTGCATCGACCCGGCAGACCGCAACCTGAAGTACCCCGGCCCAGACGGGCGCATTGAAATTCAACTCAAAGAGGAACTGCCATGAACCGCATCACTGTGGTGCCGGCCAAGGGGCGCGCGGTGCCCGATCCAGAAACCGGGGAACTGCTCCTGCCTGACGGCCGCGAAGTGCCCGATGACGCTTACTGGCGCCGCCGTCTTGCTGATGGCGACGTTGTGATCCCTAACCCGCCCGCTAAAGAGGTCGCGACCAAATGAGCGTAGGATTTCAACAAATTCCCGCGGACATCCGCGTGCCGCTGTTCTATGCCGAGATGGATAATTCCATGGCAAACAGCGCATCCAGCGCTTTGCGCCGGCTGATTGTCGGGCAGGTCAACGACACGTCAACCGCCGATGAGATCGGCAAACTGGTGCTGGTGTCCAGTCTGGCACAGGCCAGGACCATCGGCGGTCAGGGCTCGATGCTCGCGGCGATGTACGACACATGGCGGCAGAATGATCCTGTCGGCGAGATCTGGTGTCTGCCGCTCAAATCGACTGCCGGTGCCGCTGCTACTGGCAAGGTCACGATCACCGGCAGCGCAACTGAATCCGGTCTGATCCATCTGTACGTGGGCGGTACGCGCATTCAGGCCACGGTCGCATCCGGTGCCGCTGCTGCTGTCGCGGCTTCGGCACTGGCGGCCAAGATCAACGCCAGCGCTGATTTGCCGGTCAGCGCTGTGGCCGCCGCTGGCGTCGTCACGTTGACCGCGAAGTGGCTGGGCGATTCCGGTAACGACATCGGGCTGGCACTCAATCGTCTGGGCAAGAGCAACGGCGAGTTCACACCCGGTGGGCTCACGGTGGTATCTACGGCCATGACAGGCGGCGCGGGTACGCCTGATGCCGCAGCGGCGCTTGCGGCGTTGGGCGATGCTTCATTCGAGTTTATCTGTGTGCCGTGGGCGGACACCACCACCCTTGACGCCTGGAAGGTCGCGATGGGGGATGCCAGCGGTCGCTGGTCGTGGGCCAAGCAGCTTTATGGCCATGTCTACGGCGCACTGCGCGGCACGCTGGGTTCTCTGGTCGCCGCCGGGCAGTTGCGCAACGATCAGCACGCCACCATCTTTGGCTTCGAAACCGGTGTCCCGCAGCCGTTCTGGCGCGTTGCCGCTGCTGCTGCCGCGCGGCAGGCGGTGTTCATTTCCGCCGATGCCAGCCGCCCAACGCAAACCGGCGCTCTGGTCGGGATTGACCCAGCAGCTGAAGGCACCCGCTTCACGCTGACCGAGTTCAACTCGCTGCTGCAATACGGCATTGCGACCTTGTTCTACGAAGGCGGCTACATGCGCATTCAGCGCGCGATCACCACCTACCAGAAGAATGCCTATGGTCAGGCTGACGATTCGTACCTGGACAGCGAAACGATGCATCAGAGCGCGTACATCGTCCGCCGCCTCAAAAGCATCATCACCAGCAAGTACGGACGGCACAAGCTGGCGAACGACGGCACCCAGTTCGGCGATGGCCAGCCCATTGTCACCCCGAACGTCATCAAGGGTGAGCTGATCAGCGAGTACGGCAACCTGGAGCGCGACGGCCATGTCGAGAACGCTGCGCTGTTCGCGCAGTACCTGATCGTCGAGCGCGACAGCAACAACCCGAGCCGGGTGAATGTGCTGTATCCGCCGGATTACGTGAACGGGCTGCGCATCTTCGCGCTCCTGAACCAGTTCCGGCAGCAGTACGCCGCTGACGCGACATAACGCTGTCCCATCATCCAGGCCCGCCACGTGCGGGCTTTTTCATTTGGAGGCCCACCCATGGGGCAGAAAGTTGCAGGTACGTGCTACGTCAAGATCGACGGCACGCAGTTGACCCTCAAAGGCGGCGTGGAAGCTCCGCTGATGGACAAGACCCGGGAGACGATCGTGCCCGGTTACTACAAAGAAGAAGACAAGGCCCCCTGGCTGAAGTTTTCTGCCGTGCACACGCCGAACTTCCCGCTCAAGGCATTGACCGAGGGCACGAACATGACCATTACCGCCGAGCTGAAGAACGGCAAGGTCTACACGCTCTCCGGCGCCTACCTGGTCGATCAGCCCAGCTCGAACGGCGAAGAGGGCACCATTGAAATGCAGTTCGACGGCATCAAAGGGGTATGGCTGTGAGCGAATCTTTCAAACTCAGTTTCCCTATTCAGGCGCACGGTGAAGAGCTGACAGCGTTGGATATGCGGCGCCCGACGTCACAGGAAGCTCGGGCGATCAAGGCGTTGCCTTACAAGATCGACGCCGACGAAGCGGTTTGCCTGGATCTCGACGTCGCAGCCAAGTACATCGCCGTATGCGCAGCTATCCCGCCGTCCGCGGTCAACCAGCTGGACCTGGCAGACCTCAATTCGCTGGCGTGGATGGTGGCGGGTTTTTTCATGAGCCCGGCGTCGAAAGCCTCGACAACCTGATCGCTCTGGTCTACGACCTGGCCTACTTCTGGAAGGTTGACCCCGAACAGATGATGGCCAGGCCGCTGGATATCTTTCTTGAATCGCTGGCGCAGGCTCAGCGCATCAACCGCACGCTGCAGGTGGACTGATGGCAGATCAATTTCAGCTCAAGGCGCTGATCACCGGCGTCGACAAGCTGTCGCCGACCTTGGCCGGGATCCGCAAGAACGTTGCCAATTTCCGCAAAGGCTTGCAGAACACGGGCCTCGGTAATCTCAGTTTCCGAGACGTGGTCACAGGCGGTGCGCTCGCGGCGCCCTTCGTCATGGGCACGCGCGCAGCGATTCAGTTCGAGTCGGCCATGGCGGACGTGCGCAAGGTCGTCAATTTCGACACGCCTGATCAATTCAAGGCAATGGGCGAAGACATCACCAAGATGTCGGAGCGCCTGCCAATGGCCGCCAATGACATCGCCAAAATTGTCGCCGCGGGTGGGCAGTCCGGCATCGGTCGCGGCGAGCTGCTGGGCTTCGCTCAGGATGCGGTCAAGATGGGCATCGCTTTCGATCAGACCGCCGAGGAAAGCGGCGACATGATGGCGAAGTGGCGAACCTCTTTCAAAATGACCCAGGCCGAAGTGGTGGGACTTGCCGACAAAATCAACTATCTGGGCAACACGGGCCCGGCCAATACCAAGCAGATTTCCGACATCGTTACCCGGGTGGGCCCTCTGGGTGAAGTCGCGGGCGTAGCGTCGGGCCAGATTGCGGCGCTGGGCGCGACTATGGCTGGCACGGGTGTTGAGCAGGAAGTGGCCGCCACCGGCATCAAGAACTTCATGCTGGCCCTGACCAAGGGCAGCGCCGCAACCAAGTCTCAATCAAGCGCGATGAAGTCGCTCAGGTTGAATTCAAAGGCCGTGGCAGCAGGAATGCAGAAGGATGCTCAAGGCACGATGCTCCAGGTGCTCAAACGCATTGCTGATGTTGATGCGGTCAAGCGGCCGGCCCTACTGACAAACCTGTTCGGCACTGAGTCCGTTGCAGCAATCTCGCCGCTTTTGACCAATCTGGGACTGCTCGAGAGCAATCTGAAAAAAACAGGTGATGCTTCGCAATACGCTGGCTCAATGGAGGCTGAGTACGCCTCGCGAGCGGCCACGACTGAAAACAACCTCACGCTCATGCGCAATGCGGTGAGCCGAGCCGGCATCGCGCTCGGTAACGCCTTTTTGCCTGTGCTCAATGCGGTGGTCGAAAAGCTTCGGCCATTTATCAGTCAGGTGGGCGACTTGATTCAAGCCAACCCGATGTTTGTCAGAGGCTTGGCTGCGGCGGGCGCAGCATTTACGGCAATCCGAGTTGGTGCTTTGGCCGCGATGGTTGCCACGCGTCTGCTGACGCTGGCATTCGCGGCCACACCCATCGGGATTGCTGCTGTGGCCATCGCCGCCGCCGTAGGCTTGATCGTCGCAAACTGGGACACCCTGGCTCCTTACTTCCAGCAGTTATGGGACAGCATCAAGGGCCCGGCCATGATCGTGTGGGGCTGGATGAAAACCGCTTTTAGGTGGTCGCCGGTCGGGCAGATCATTGCCAACTGGCAACCGATCAGCATCTTTCTGGGCGCTCTATGGGACGTCGTCAAGGCAGCTGCCGGGTTGGTCATGGATTTCCTGAAGTCTGCTTTTAACTGGGCGCCCATGACTGTCGTGGCCCGCAATTGGCAACCGCTCTCCGAGTTCTTCAGTGCGTTATGGGATGTGATCCGCGCGGTGACAGCAGCGGCCTGGACTGGAATCAAAGACACGATGTCGGCGGCGTGGGGTTGGATCAAGGAGCAGATCGGATTCGACCCGGTGCAGATCGTCACCGCCGCATGGGATCCGCTGGTGGCCTACTTCAAGGGCTTGTTCGAGAAGATCCGGCCCTTTATCCAGCCGTTGATGGACGCCGGAAACTGGGCTGGCGATAAAGCGGGTGCCGCTTCCGACTGGGTCAAAGGCAAGGCGGGTGAAGTCAGCAACTTCTTCTCGAAAAGTGATCCGACTTCCTTGGGGGCCGACGTGATTAACGACGGCACCCAGGGGCTTCGACGGCTGGCGGTCGGTTTCAACAGACAGGCTGAGCCTGCCCCCGCGATTGGTGGCCCGATACTGAGCACGCCGACACCGCTTCTGCCCGGGGCCGTTCTACCGGCGCCGGGCAATCTGCTTACCGGCGCCTCAAACAAGTCGCAACTCAACGGCGAGCTGGTCATCCGGCTGGAGGGCGACACACGCGGCGTTCGTCCTCAGCCGGCCAAAACCGATCAGCCGGGCTTGAAGGTCAGCACCAATGTCGGTTATCGATCCCTATCAGGAGCGCAGTAGATGGCTGACACCTGGCGCGAGCAGTTACTGCCGGCCTCTTTCCGGGATGTGACCTTCCTCATCGAGGACACTTCGACGCCGGTGGGCCGCAAGGTCCAGTTGCACGAATACCCCAAGCGCGACGAGGCCTACACCGAGCAAATGGGCAAGGTGGCCCGGGTTCATCGGGTCAAGGCCTATGTCATCGGGCCTGACTGCTTCGAGCGGCGCGACAAGCTGCTCAAGGCGCTGGAAACCGAAGGCGAGGGCACGTTAGTGCATCCTTGGCTCGGCCAGATGCTGGTGGTGCCTGGCGCGGCAGAAATGGCGCACAGCCGGCGAGAAGGGGGGATGGTCACTTTCGAATTGACGTTCTACCCCGGCAACGCGCAGGCGAATCCCTCGGTGCGGAGCAACACTGCACGGATGACGGCGCAGACGTCGGCCAGTTATTGGAGCAGTGCGCTTGATCGATACAAGTCGGCCATGGCCAAGGTCGACACTGCGCGAATCAATCTGATCGGCCTGCAGAATGGGCTGACCGGCGTGTTCGTCGTTCTGGCGGGACAGTTCTCGCCCTTGAGCGGTGCCATCGGTTCGGTGCGCTCCTTGGCCCAGATGCTGACCAACACGCCAAGCTCATTATCCAGCCTGTTCAGTGGGTACTTCAGTGATCTGGGGTTGTCGACATTCAAGGGCGCAAGCATCGCCTCGACAAGTGGCGGCGGCAATGCGGGCAGTTCGGCGAGCTCGGCCACGGTGAGTATCGCGACCAGCCCGACCAGCGCCGGTGCCGCGACGTTCGACAGCTACAGCAACGCGGTGGCCACAGTTTCCAGTCACGCCGAAGACGCTGCTTCGATCGACGCCGTGCCGGTGTCCAGCGGTACCGATACCACGGCCGCCGCTCAGGCGCTGGCGAACCTGGTGCAGGATGCGGTGCTGGTTCAAGCCACAGCCACTGTGGCGCAGATGCCTGTTAACGCTGCAGCCGCGGCGCTGGAGAGCACGCCCTCCGTTGACCAACAGTTGATAGATCCGGTCGTTCGCGCCGAGGTACCCGTCGCGCAGGATGTGATCGCGGCTCGGGACTCTCTCGATCAGGCGTTCTGGCAGGCGTCACTCAAGGCGGACGCCACCTACTACCCGACAATCAATGCTGCTCGCCAGCAGGTGGTGCGTCACCTCACCGCCGTGGCCGCGTCAGGGGTCCAGCTGGTCAGCGTGACCCCGCTGGAAACCGTGCCCGCAGTGGTGCTGGCTTACCGCCGATTCGGCGACGCCACTCGCGAAGGCGAAATTGTCCAGCGCAACAAAATCAACCATCCCGGTTTCGTGCCGGCCGCACCTTTGCAAGTCGCCAGGGAGTAACAGCGCATGTCCGATCCGACGACGGCCGTGACCCTGACCGTCGACGGACTGGATTATTCCGGCTGGACCTCGGTCGAGATCAGCACCGGCCTTGAACGCCAGGCGCGCAGCTTCAGCATCGGCATCACCTGGAAGTGGCCGGGCCAGAACATCCTCCGGCCAGTCAAGCAAGGCGCGCGCTGTGAGGTTCACATCGGTGGCGACCTGGTGATCACTGGATGGGTGGACGCCACACCCATCAGCTACGACCACGAAAAGGTCACCACCTCCATCACTGGCCGGTCGCTCACCGCTGACCTCATCGACTGTGGCGCGATCAACCAGCCGGGCCAATGGAAGGTCCAGAGCGTGCAGAAGATCGTTCAGGCGATCGCGGGTGTGTACGGGCTGACCGTGAAAAGCGAAATAGCGGCCACCAGCGGCCTGACCGACCACACCATCGAGCCGGGCGAAACTGCCTTCGAGTCCATTGACCGCTTGCTGACCCTGTTCCGGGTGTTCAGTACCGACAACGCGCAGGGGCACGTGGTGCTGGCCGAGGTGGGGAGCGCGGGCCGCTGTTCTGAGTCGCTGCGGTTGGGTGGCAACGTGCTCAAAGCTGATGCGGCTCTGGATTTCACTCAGGTCTTTTCCGATTACCGGGTCATCGGACAGCGCTCCGGTACCGACGAGGATTTCGCCAAAACCGCCACGGAGGTAAATGCCTCGGTGAGCGATCCGCGAATGACCCGCAAGCGAGTCAAGGTGATTCATGAAAGCGGGCAGCTCACGGACAGGATGGCCGCTGACCGGGCGAACTGGGAGCGAGGGACCGCCCTGGGCAAGGCGCTGGAAACGACCTACGAAGTGCAGGGTTGGCGGCAGGCAAACGGCGCGCTCTGGTTACCCAACACCATCGTCAGGGTGATCGATCCGGTCATTGGATATGACCGCGACATGCTGATCGCGGAAGTGACATACCGCCTCGATGACCAGGGGACTATCTGCCAACTGCGTGTCGGGCCACCCGAAGGATATCTGCAGGAACCAGACGATCCACACAAGCACCGCAAGGTGAAAAAGGGCGACAGCGTCGAATACCTCCTACCAGCGGATTACCAAGATAAATGAGTCGACTAATAAACATGCTGACGCGTGGGGTGGTGGCGCTGGCCAAGTCCACCGGCAAGCTGCAAACCCTGCAGATGCGTCTGACCCACGGCGAAGTGAAGGACGGCATGGAACACCTGGAGCCGTACGGCTTCACCAGTTGCCCCCATGAGGGTGCCGAGGGCTTGGCAGCGTTCATGGGGGGTGACCGGTCGCACGGTGTCGTGGTGGTGGTTGCTGATCGCCGCTACCGGCTCCAGGCGCTGCAGGCGGGCGAAGTGGCGATCTACACCGACGAAGGCGACAAGATCCATTTCAAGCGCGGTCGCATCATCGATATTGAAACCCAGACCCTGAACATCCGCGCGAGCAAGGCGGTGAACTTCGACACGCCATTGATCAGCCAGACCGGACGAATCGTCAGTCAGGGCGACCAGGTCGCCGGGGGCGTCAGCCAGATTAACCATCCTCATACCGGCGTTAAACAAGGCAATGATCAGAGCGGCCCACCAGTCCTGGCAGGTGGCGCATGAGCGTAATCATCAGCGATGACGTTGAGGTCAGCCTGCGCCGAGCAGTCGAGATCAGCCTGTTTACCTGGCGCCGAGCCAACACCTCGGACCGCGCCGATGACGATGAGCGATTCGGCTGGTGGGGTGACAGCTACCCGCTCGTGGCAAACGACCGCATTGGCTCACGGCTCTGGCTGTTGCGCCGCCGCAAGCTCACCACCGAGACCATCGGTGCGGCGGTGATGTATGCCCAGGAGGCGCTGAAGTGGCTGATCGATGATGGCCACGTTGCAGACGTGCAGGTGCTGACGCAGAGAGCGGGGCACTCCCGCTTGAACATGGGGGTGGTCCTGACGCTGCCGAGCGGCGAACGCCTCGACATTTACCCACACGAAGATTGGCAGGTGCTCTATGCCGTTTGAAACCCCCAACTTGCCGACACTGATTGGCCGAACTGCGGCGGATCTGGCAAGCGAGGCTCTGAGAAAGTCGGATGCGCAAGTTTTGGCGCGGGCGTTGAGTGGCGCCGCTTATGGCTTGTACGGGTACATCGACTGGGTCGCCAAACAGATCCTTCCGGACACTGCCGAGGAATCAACGCTCGAGCGTCAGGCGTTGTTGAGGCTCGAAACTCCGCGCATTCCCGCAAAGGCTGCCACCGGTTCCGCGTCATTCCAAGCTGCTGCTGGCGCTGTGCTCGATGCCGACCAAGTACTCCAAGCAACTGACGGGCGTCAGTACCGAGTCGCCGCGGCTGTCACGACAACCGCCGGCAGCAATGTCGCAACGCTGGAAGCAGTTGAAGGGGGCGTGCTTGGGAATGCGGAACCAGGGCTGGTGCTGACTCTGGTGCAACCTGTGGTTGGCGTTGCTGAAACCTTCACTGTCTTGGCGCCGGGCGTCACCGGCGGCACCGACAGGGAGTCGATTGAGTCGCTCCGATCCCGGGTCATTCGTAGTTACAAGGTGATCCCTCACGGCGGCGATGCTGACGATTACGTTACCTGGGCGCTGGAGTGCGCAGGCGTCACGCGCGCATGGACGGTGAAGAATTACATGGGCCCCGGTACCGTCGGCGTTTTTTTTGTTCGCGATGGAGACTCGGTAATCATTCCGGACGCCAGCGAGATCGCCGTAGTTCAGGCGCACGTGCAGAGCAAGGCACCGGTAACGGCCGAGGTTTATGCCTTGGCGCCTGTGCTCAAGGCAGTCAACTACGTCATCCACCTCACACCAGATACGACGACAGTGCGGCAAGCCGTAGCGGCTGCGCTCACGGACTTGCACGCGCGCGAAGCAGGCTTGGGCAAAACGCTTCTGATCAGCCACATCCGTGAGGCGGTGAGTGGCGCGCAAGGGGAGCAAGACAACGTAGTAGTCGCTCCAACTGCCGACGTGACCGCCAATGCCAATCAGTTGCTCACGGTGGGGAATATCACATGGCAGTGAGAACCGCCGAACAGTACAGAATTCAGTTGCGGCAATTGCTCCCCTATGGGCCGGCATGGGACTTGGAGCGTTTGCCCGAGCTGGATCTGGTGCTGGCCGGCCTGTCTGTTGAGTTGGCGTGCGTGGATGCTCGGGTCGTGGCGTTGTACGCGGAGATGGATCCGGCATCAGTCACAGAGTTGGTACCGGATTGGGAGCTGGTGATGGACCTACCGGACTCCTGCCTCGGCGACTCGCCCAGCTTTGGCGATCGGCAATTGTCCGTCCGGCAGCGCCTCACCGCTATCGGTGCCCAGACGCCAGCCTATTTTGTGTCCATCGCCAAAGGGCAGGGCTATCCAGACGCCACCATTACCCAGCATCGAGCGCCGCGCTTTGGGCGCGCTCGGTTTGGCAAAGCCCATTTCGGAACCTGGCGAGTCCAATTCATGTGGACGCTCAATACTGGCGGGCGGCAGCGACTTGGCCGCCGCTTCGGTGTGAGCTACTGGGGGGAGCGGTTTGGGGTGAACCCCGGCAGCGCTATTGAATGCCTTATCCGCCGTTACGCGCCTGCACACACGGTTGTGCACATCAATTACAACTGAGGAAACAAAGTGGATTATCCCAAAAGTGTGCCCAACGTGGGCCTCGTGAACGGCAAGTTTGTGGATGAAAACACAGCGACGGGTGTCGTCGGATCACTTATTCCCTCGACCTGGGGCAACGCGGTTACTGACGAGCTGCTCGCTGTCATCAAGGCGGCTGGGCTTGCTCCGGATGAGGGCAACAATGGCCAGCTATTGGTAGCCATAAAGTCGTTTAAAGGTCGGCAGCGATGCACCTCAAGCGGCTCGTTTCCCGTGCCGGAAGGTGTGACCGAGATCTGGGTTAGCGGGTGTGCGGGCGGCGGCGGCGGCGGCGCCTCTCTTGCGACGAACTCATCCTCGTTTGTTACGGGCGGCTCTGGAGGCGGGGCGGGACTGTTTGTAATTCGAGTCCGTATTCCTGTAATGCCGGGGCAGGTAATACCTTACACAATTGGCGCCGGCGGCATTGGCGCCACCCCAGCCGCCAATAACGCTTCAGATGGCGGCGCGACAACGCTGGGCGTGGACGGATCGCTGCTCAACCTTTTGCCAGGCCAAAGGGGCTTGGTTGGTAGCGGGGGCACCATAGCACCTGGCAATTACCCGGGGCCTCAAGGGGGACTTGGCTACCCTACTGGCGGATATGCGTCGGACACCACAGTGTTCTCGGGTGGTCTCGCGTCCGGTGGCCCTGGTGGTCTTGGCGCAAGTACGCCATTCGGGAATGCCGGGGCACCCGGCCGCGGCGCGGCAGGTTCCAGCCCGCCAGCCTTCCCGGGCTACGGATATGGGGCAGGCGGGAGCGGCGCCGGCGGGGGGTATTCCTCAAGCGTTTCCGCACCGGGCGGCGCGGGTGCCGACGGGCTCCCCGGTTATCTTGAATTGGAATGGTGAGCATAAATGGCTAGATATGCGGTTGTTGAAAACAGCTTGGTTATTAACGTCATGCTCTGGGACGGTGATACCGAAAATTGGGCGCCGCCGGAGGGACAGACAGCGGCTTTGATACCGGAAGGATTGCCGGTGACCAATGGCACCCGGTATGTCGACAGCGAGTTCATTCTCGAAGTGATAGAGCCCGAGCCCCCTCTTGAACCGACTCCCCAAGATATTCTGAGGATCAATGCGGGAACGCGTGATGCTTTGCTGTTAGTGGCTACGACTGCCATCGCTCCGCTTCAGGATGCAGTTGATCTGGATGACGCCACCACTTCAGATGTCGCGCTGCTCAAGAAATGGAAGCAGTACCGGGTCGCCGTCAACCGGATCAATCTGACCCTAAAACCCCCTTCATGGCCCGATCGACCTAAATAACTTACCAGCCGCGTTCAGCGGTTTTTTTTCGTCTGGAGAAAGTGATGACCGTGACTGATAAAGATCGCGATGTACTGGCGCGCACCCTGTGGGGCGAAGCACGCGGCGAGGGATTGGTCGGAATGGTGGCCGTGGCCTGGACGATCCGCAACCGCGTGGACGATGGCAAGGATAAATCATGGTGGGGCGAAGGCTACGCCGGCGTCTGCCAGAAGCCGTACCAGTTCAGCTGCTGGAACCGCAACGACCCTAACTATCAGTTCCTGAGCGGTGCGCGGCAGATCCCATTCCGCGAGCTGGCGCAATGCCGAATCGCGGCTGACCAGGTGATCGACGGCAAGGTCCCAGACCCCACGGGCGGGGCGACCCACTATTACGCGACCACCATGGCGAAGGCGCCGAGTTGGGCGGCCAAGGCGAAGCGGACGCTGAAGCTCGGCAACCATGTCTTCTTCCGCGACGTGCCCTGATCCCATAGATAAACATTGGAAGGGGAGACCCTGACGGAGAGTGCTGTGCAGACGACGACAAAAGAAGAGGCCTTCTCGCGGGCAATGCGCGTGACGCTGGGCGTGAAGGCTAATGGCGGCTCAGTAGCTGTTCAGATCAAAATGGGGGATGCCTGGGTGACGACTGACACGTTCTGGAATGATGGCGCTTACCAACTCAACATTCCACTGGCCACGGTGCGATTCGTACCGGCGGGCGGTGCTGCCTTCGAGGTGTTCGCATGAGCCTCCTTGCCGATGCTCAGCCGACCCGCCGCCGCATCCGTCGCGGTCTGGGCCTATTGGGCGACAGCTTCAGCGCGAACTGCCACACGGTTGACCCTAAGGCATTCGCCACTGAGGCCTATGGATACGCGGGAGCGATCGCGGCGAAGACCGGCCTGTTCCCGAGCTACCTCGACAATCAGGGGAAGGTAGGCGACCACTCCGGACAGTTCATGGCACGGATCCCGTCGTGCCTGACCTCGCTCACCGCCGATCTGTGGATGCTGCTCTCGCGCACCAACGACAGCACCACGGCTGGCATGACGCTGGCCGACAGCAAAGCGAACGTTATGAAGGCGATCACCGCTTTCCAGAGCACGCCGGGCAAGTACCTGATCGTGGGTACTGGCACGCCCCGGTTCGGTACCAAAGCCCTGACGGGCACCGCGCTGGCCGAGGCAATCGCGTACAAGGACTGGGTGCTGAGCTACGTCAGCCAGTTCGTACCGGTGGTCAATATCTGGGATGGCTTTACCGAAGCAATGACCGTGGAAGGCCTGCATCCCAACATTCTCGGCGCTGACTTCATTCAGTCCCGATGCGTGCCGGTCATCACGGCGAACTTCGACTTCCCCGGCATTCCGCTTCCGACCGACTCTGCCGACCTGTACTCGGCGATTCGCCCGTTCGGCTGCCTAAACCTGAACCCACTGATGACTGGCAATACCGGCGTCATCAACGCATCGGCCAACCCGGTCGCGGGATCGGTGCTGGCGGACAGCTACAAGGCGTCTGGCTCTGGCCTGACCGGAATCACGTCGCGCTGGTACAAGGAGGCATCTGCATTCGGCGAGGCGCAGTGCATCGAGCTGGCCGGCACCATGGCGGCGGCTGGCGGCTACATCTATCTGCAGCCCGCCGCAAACGTCACGCTGAGCAATCTTGTCGCGGGTGACATCATTGAGATGGTTTCGGCGCCGGAGATTATTGGCAACAGTCGCGGCATTCTCGGCTGGGAAGCGGAGCTGATCATCACCAAGCCCGTGTCGGGCACGTCCACCACCATCTATTACCGCTCGATGGACAAATATCAGGAACCGTTCACGCTTCCGGCGAATTGGAAAGGGGCGCTGGAGACGCAGCGGTATTCGTGCGACATCACGGAAACGGTCGTCAGCGCGAGGATGGGGCTGTACATCGCCACCGGCATCGCCCAAGATTCCAGGGTGAAGGTCGTTCAATTCGGAATTAGGAAGAACTGATCGATTAACAGGTGGCCAGGGTGTGTTCCAGCAGTGGCACATGCGTTGCTATCCGCCGGACCCTGTCTCACTCCTCCAGCGGATCGATCAGATGACGCCCTTGATTTCCAACATGAATTCACAGTTATTTTTCGTCACATCCATTGCTCTATAAACAGCGAAGCCCGTACTGGTCATGCTTCTCTAGCTTTTCATGTGGTGCGCTTGAGAGGGATTTGAACCCGCGTCTTGCCCCAGAGGACGTCGCTTCCAGCTTGAAGGCTGGCATAAAGCTGTCATTTCTTCAGTTCCGCTACTTTGGTCTCCAGCGATTCAGTCTGGGTAGTCAGTCTGTCGTGCTCCGCTTGCAGGCTGTTGCGAGCCTCTAGGAGGCTATTACGCTCTGCAAGGATCTTGATAATGGATGACTGCGAGTCAGTGGCCTGCCTGAGACCGATGCTATACCGCTTGTACATGTTTTTTAGTTTTTTATTGGTTGCACGCAATGACGCAAGGTTGCCTGGTTTGGTCTGCGAGTACAGTAACGCGTGCATAGCGTTGCTTTCTGTAAACATACACTCTGCATCTCGTAGTTGCTGATCCAGAAATTCTTCAAATTGGATTAGGTCTAAGGTGCGCTCCTGATAGAGGCCAACTTGGGATTTCACTTTCTGAATCGAGCCCATGGTTTGCAAAAGGAGGTCGACATTGTCTGCAGCTAGACTCACATTGGTGTCATAAAGGTTATGTCTCAGCAAATTATTTTCCTTTGCGTTTTTGATCCAAAATATTGCGGTCGCCACCCCGGCGCCGATTAATGCAGCGAGGCTTTTATCGGAAAAAAAGCCAGCCATTAATGCATTTACTAGTTCCATTGAGTCTCCGTCGCCTTAAAGCTATTGTCACCGGCCCATGATAGCTCTGCAGGACCGACTGCATTATTATCCACTGCCGGCATCTACCTGCAGACACGCACGATCCGGCCTTTATTCGTAGGGAGTCGAGGTTCGATCAACCATGTTGATGCAGCAATCGTAGATATGGTCGATCAATGCGCTCAGTTTTTTGGAGCTTCACCACCAGGCTTGATCAGCTCTGGATTGTGAAATCGAAATAGAAAAGGGCCCGTCGTTTACAAGCCATTTTCCTCTCAAGAACGCCCCAAGGTTGACCGCTGTTTTTTCATAGCCTCAATGCGCAGAGCTTCATGGAGGTCCTCAAGCTGTTGGCGGGAGTTTTCCAGTCCACCTATGCGGTTGCCCATAGAAGCGTTTTCCCGAAGGCAGTCAGATAGCCTCGCCTCAGTCTCTTTGAGAGCAATGCGTAGCTTATCCCGCTCGAGCGTGACCTCGTTATGCATGTCGATCAGCTTTGCCTGGTTCTGGCGGTAGCGGCTCAGGTCCTTCTGCAGCATGTGGCATTCCTGAATTAGCAGGCGCGACTGCTGCTCAAGCATTTCTTCGCGGGTGAATTCGTCGGGCCATTCGACGTGTTCTGTGGAGAGCAT